CGAGGCGCGCATGGGCGGCTTCGAGCAACGGCACAAGGCGCGTCAGATCGAACTTCGCCGGGTCCGTTGTCGAGATGCCGAAGGTCCGGCCGGCGACCTTGCCGCCGAAGCTCATGCGCTGGAGGTAGAGGAAGCGCGCGGCGCGCTGGAGATCGGTCAGGCGCTCCGGGTCCATGCCGACGAGGCGTTCGAACTCGGCCCGGCTCGCGACCTGCCACTTCAGCATATCGAGGAACGCCTGGTAGTGGTTCTGGAGGATGCGGAAGAACGTCGCGACATCGCGCGAATAATCGTTGATCGCCTCGGTTTTCGGCCGGCGATCACGGCGGAAGAACACCCCACCCATGCCGAGGAAGGCTTCCGCGTAGAGCTCGTGCGGGATGGCATTGATCATCGGCACGAGGGTTTTCGCGAGCACGCGCTTGCCGCCGATGTAACCGGCCACCGGCGAGATCGGGCGAATGGGCATCATGCCCGTTTCGGGGTTCAAAGGAGTCATCTTGTGCAGCCTCAAAGAATCACCGCCTTGTCCATGCTGGCGGCGACGTTGAGTTCGCTTTCGTCGGTCGGGGTCAGGACGCCAATCAAGCCCCCGATGGCGTGCCCGCGAGGGCCGCCCCGTCACTTCCCTTTCGCTTTCTTGCCGCCCTCCGGCGCTGTGCATTCAAATTTCGTGACCCAGCCGCCCGAGGCGCCGCTGGTGAACGTATGTTCGACGGATTTAACCCGCCATTCGCCGCTGATCTCGGCACGGAAGCCGGAAGCGATCAGGTTCGAACCGGCGCCGCCGATCGCCGTTCCGGGCACCGTGAAGCTCACGGTTCCACTCTTTCGCGAAAGGTCCTTTGCCTTCGCCTCGACGGCCTTCTTGGCTTCGGCTTCGGTCTTGTAGGGTTCGCGCAGGCCGAAGAGCGGGCCTTCGAGACCCGTTTCCTTGGTTTCCAGCTTCTTCTTGCCGGTCTTCTGGTCGATCCACGAACCCGAGACCTTGCCGTAGGTCGGCCGGTCGCCGGGCGTGTAGCTCCAGCCACCCTTCGTCGCGTCGGCCTTCGTCACCGTGACGACGGGCAGCGTCTTGCCGGCAGCATTCTTGCCGGAGCCGCGCTCGGCGATCGCCAGCACATCGCCGGAGATCTTGAGGATGCCGTTCGCGCGGTCGACCAGGCGCGAGAGAAAATCGAGATCGCTCTGCTGGTGACGATATTCGCCATCAGCGTACGCGGTGCCACCCAGCGCGCCGTCAATGCGCAGTGTCAGACCGTTGCGGCCGGCGATCTTGCCGGCAATGTCCTTGAGCGTTGACCCCTCCTTGAAGGTCTCGGAGCCAGTCTCCTTCAGCTTGCGGTTTGCGGCGAGGCTCGTCCCTTTCGCCTGAATGACGACGAACTCGCCCTCGCCGGGCTCGCCCTTGAGTTCGGAGCCGTGCACCTCGAAAGTGCCCATGTCCTTCAGCCCCGTTTCGGCATAGCCAAGCCGCACCTTGAGCTTTGTGCCCTTCTTCGGGACCGGGATGACGTTGCCGCGATCATCGAGCTCGATCGTCAGCGTATCGGATTTCTGGCCCTCCTCATCCTTGATGGTCGCCTTCAGCAGCCGCGAGTAGAACAAGGGCGAGGCGCCGTCGATCAGGAGTTTGGGCGTGTATCCGCGCATCGTCATTCGCTCCAGAGCGTGACGTCCTGCGCCGGTTCAATCTCCTCGGCCGAGGTCGGCTCGGGGATTTTCACGAGCGTGCCAACGGGCAGGATTGGGCCTTTCGCGGCGAGGCCGGGATTGGCGTCGAGCACGGCCGCGACCATGTCCTCCCGCCCGGTAACGTCGAACACGAGCGCATCGAGCGCGATCCGGTCTCCCTCAACCATGACGGTTTTCGCGATCTTCATCCGAACAGCCCTCCGAGAGGACCATCCCCGCCGAACGGTGCGACCTCGCAATCGAAGCCGAGCTTCTTGCCGACGCCGGTTTCGGGATCGAGGTATTCCTGCGTGTCCGAGACCGAGAGGATGACGACCAGGCCATAGACGAGACCGACAAGGCCGGCGCTCATGCCAATCAGCGGCACCGGCGTCGCTGCAAGCTGGGTCGCGCGCAAGGCTTCGTATTGATCGAAGCCCCCGAAATGGGAGTTGAACACCAGCCCTTCGAGCTTGATCGTATGCTCGCCGTGGCCCGTGAACTGCCGCGCGACATTGCCGCCGAACCGGGGCACCGCCGCCCAATTGGATTTGGTCTCGCGCGTGATCTTCTGCAGCGTCACCGGCAGGATCGAGAACACGTTCGGGCCGAGAGCAAGGAAAGCCATCACGCCACCCCGCTTGCCGAGACCGACGACTCGCTCGAAGCTGCCTCCAGCCTGGAAATCAAGGAGCGATAATGTCCTATCTGTCCCGAGAGGCCGTCCAACTCGCCTGCACACTGCAAGGCGCACTCAAGGTCTGCGAGGCGCTGGCGCGCGAACGTGACAAGGTCGAGGGCGGGCCGGAATGGAGGCAGGCTCTTTATGAGCGCCTCGTCACCAAGGCCAAGGGAACCGTCATGGAGAACATTCCCATAGGAGACGAGCCCTTTTTCTACGACGCTATCTTCGCAGGCATCCGCATCGGCCTTGAGGTAGGGCGCGATAACGATACCTGAAGCGAAGATTTCCATGACGATCGAACCGACGATCATGATCATCACGCCACTCCGTCATGATGGGCGCCGGACAGGCCGGAGCGCACGGCCGACGCGAGCCGGCGCTCTACCGCCCGCGCGGTCGCTTCCGGGTCGGCCGCGCCTTGGATGCTGATCCCGCCGACCTGCACGATCGGGGCTTTGGCCGGAGCCGAAGCGCCGCCACCCGTTGCGGGTCGACCGCCACCGCCAACAGGCGCCGCCGGCATCGAGACCGTTGCGCGCAGGCTTGCCGCGAAGGCTTGGGCAGCGGCGAGAGCTGGCCCGGTGCCGGCCGAGAACCCTTGCGCGAAGCTCGCGGCCGCGCGGTTGCCCTCGGCCGAAAGGTCCATCGAGAGTTTGTCCTTGATCGCCGCGCCGGCCTTCGCTGCTTCCGCTTCAAGTTCGGCGAGCCTAAACCTCGCGGCCTTCAGCTGCTCTTCAAGGGCAAACGCACCGCGCCCTCCGCCACCCGTCGCGAGTTTGTTCTGGAGCTCCGAGACGCGCGTTTTCGCCGCGTCGATTTCGCCCCGGATCACGCCGAGGTCGCGGCCTTGTGGCGGGGTTGGTTTCTGCGCTTCGTCATGTTCGACGATGCGCTTCTTGATCGCCTCATACTGCTCTTTTTCCTCGGGCGACGAGAATTTGCGACCGCCACCGGTCTTGTAGTCGAGCTTGTATTTTTCCTCGGCCAGCCTCTTTCTGATTTCCTCGGCTTCCCTTTCCTCCGTCACGCGGCCAGACATGCGGCTGAAAGCGCGGCCGGTCTCGCGCGCATCATCGGCTCGCTGCCGCAGTTCCTCCGCTTCCTGACGTTCCCGCGCAGCGCGATCTTGAAGTGTCTTGCGATCCTTCCGGTTCTTTGTAGTTTTTGCCGATGCTTCCAGCTCTTCGGCGGAACGGTCTTTGGCCTGTGCGCCGGTCTCATAGTCGGAAACCGCCTTCATGGCGAGGTCGCGATCTTCGCCCGTTTTCGCATCCGGCGTCCGGCCCAGAAGCTTCTCCGTCAGTCCAATAAGCTTTTCGATGCCGGCGTTGAGCGGGGGCAGTGCCCATTTTGAAAGGCGGTCTCCAACATCGCCGGCCAATGCCTTCAGCCGATCGAGATGGCTCTTGGTTGTGCTGAGCTGGATGTCCAGGCCTTTGTTGAGCGAGCCGCGCCAGTTCGCGGAATTCTGGAGGCCTTCGTAGGCTCGCTTCACTTCCTTGATGCCGCCAGCAACACGAAGGGCTTCATCAAACCATTCGGCACCGAACAGTTCCTTGGCAAATTCGGCGCGGCGCGCGCTGGAGCGGAGCTTGTCGAGCACCGTTATCATGGTCTCGAAGGGCTTCGTTTCCATGCCCTTCTTTACACCGTCGGCAGAAAGGCCGAGCTCCTTCAGGGCGGCAGCACCCTTCTTGGTCGGGTTGACCATCTTCGATGTGAACGCACCGAAAAACCGGCCGCCAATTTCAGTCTGAATGCCCATTGACCGGGCACCGGTGAGAAAGGCGAGCGTGGATTTCATATCGACGCCGGCGGCCTTGGCCGCTTCTCCGGATCGCTGGAACATTTCAACGATGTCCCGCTCTTTCGCGGCAGAACTATCGCCGAGATAGTTCACCATGTCGGCGAAGTCCTTCATCTCGGAGACCGTCATCTGCGACCCGGCCTTGATCTGGGCCAGCACCTGCGACACCTCGCGTGCGCTCATGTCCCAGCCGACCGAGGCCTTGGCCGCGAGGTTCATGAACTGCGAAAGATCCTTGACCGCAATGCCGGAAGCCCCCGCTTCCGCGACCAGGCCGGCCATTTCCGTCTGTGCAATGCCGTAGGCGGCCGACATTCGCTTTACGTCTTCGATGACCTGTTCAAGCACCTTCTTGTCTTCGACGCCGTCAACCTTCTTTCTGATCTCGGCAACGGCCGCGTCGAAATTGATCGCCTGGCGGGCGGCCTCGCTCAAAAGCCGCCACATTCCGTAGCCTACCCCAAGACCGCCGGCCATTTTTGCCGAGCCGGCCAGAAGAAGATTTGTCGAAGCGGCGCCCGCCCGAGCCGCGCCGGGAGCGCGACCGGCTCCATGCGCCGCGCCAAGGATCGCCTGCTCGCGCTTGAGCTGGCGCATGGCCAGCGCCGCTTCGCGGGCCGAGCGACCGTAACGATCGAGGCCAGCCGCGTTCGGGCCGCGCATCGAGGAGAGGCCCTGAACCTCGCTCTTCAGGCCGCGCAGGTCGCCCCGGATCTGCCCGATGCCCCGACCGAGCAGGTTCTTGAGCTGAAGGACGAGAGAGACCTTGAGATCGGACATCAGCCGGTTTCCTCATTCCAGGCGAGAACCTCGTCCCACCACATCGCCAGCACGGCCGGCAGCGGCGTCGCGAAGTTCGAGGCAACGGCGGCGATATAGGCGCGGGCGTTCCTCAGCCCCCGGCGTCCGCCGCCGCGTTCAGCGCTCTTTCGAGCGCGGCGACGAGGCCGGCCGGCATGAAAGGGAGCGCGGCCGAGGCCACCCTCCCGGCATCATCGGAGGAGAGTGCGTCGAGCACTTCCATTGTCGTTCCCGCCATGGCTGCGACGACATGACGCGTCAGGGCTTCATCCGAAGCGTCGGCCCCGATCGCATCGACGATCCGCACCATCTCGCCGGCAGTGAGACGCCGGATCACGAGCGCGTCGAGCCGCTCGCCGTTCACCTCCAGCGGGTGCAGGAGGACCACCGGCACGCGATGACGGTCCGGGTCAGCAAAGCCGACCCTCGGTCGATCGCCGGCCGGTGCGGCTTCAGGCGCCGGTGCCGGGAAGTCCTTGTCCCATTTGCTCACGGCTCACCTCAGAGACCGAGGGCGGCGTTCACGTCCCCGCGCGTCAGCACGTTGCCGCCGCGCCGGAAGTCGAATTCGTGGATGATCTGGCCGTTGCGAATGTGGCGATACATCTGGATCTCGGAGACCTTGTATTTGGAGCCGATCAGCTTGCCGCCCTCCATCTGGTCTTCCTCGGCCGAGATCAGCCGACCGCGCACGTTGATGATCGTCTGATTGACCGGGCCTTCCTCGAACCGCCCCTTCGACGCCTTGTAGGCAGAGAAGTTCTGAACGGTGCCAGCGCCGAAACCGAAGAGCTGAAGCGTCTCGATATCGTCGCCCACGGTCTCGAACTCGAACATCAGGGCTTCGAGCCCCATGCCGAGCTCGATCTCCATGTTCGAGAAGCCGGGGTGGAATTTCTCGGTCTTCTCGGTGAGCTTGCCCGTCGTCAGATGCTTGAGCTGGAGGCTCTTGTTGACGTTCTGGGCGAAGAGGTTGAACCCCTCGTAGGTGTAGAGATCATTGGCCATGGCGTTGTCTCGTCAGTTGCGAACGATCAGGCCGCCGAGGCGGTGTTGCGTTCGAGGAGCTTGAGGATGTCCTGCGCCAGAACCTCGTAGTAGAACGGGTTGCGGTGCGAGCCGAAGATCAGGTTTTCGAGCGGCGAGGCCGGCTCGGCGTCGAACTCGACGCGCAGGATGCCGGACTGAAGATCGGCGTAGGAGTTGACCGCCTTGTCGAACCAGGCCCGCCCGCCGATGATCGCCCCGACGGCCCGGAGCGAGGCGAGGAAGGTGTCGACGCTCTCGATGATCGCGACGCCGAGGTGCGCGCTCATGTTCTGATCCATCGCCCAGCGGAACGCCTTGACGATGCTTTCGTGGATCGCGTCCATGGTGATGACGACATTGACGAACATGTCGTTCGCGTCCCCGGTGCCGGCGACCGGGTTGTAGCCGAGGGTGCGGTTGCCCCAGAGCAACGTGCGCTCGATCACCGTCGCGAGGCCGCGCTCGTTGAGCCAGTTGGCTTCGTGATCGAGCTCGCCGTCGTAGAACGAGACCGGACGCGAGATCCCGGCGATGCCGCCGATCGTCTGGTTCGAGGGCGAGAAATACGGCCCGCCCTTCTCCTTCCACTTCTTGTTGAAGAGCGCGGCGGCACGGCCGGCGAGCGGCCGGTTCACATAGACACCGTTCTCGAAGACCTTGCCCATCGGCGTCACGGCATAGATGCGCTTCTGGGCGCTGAAGTCCTGCCGCCACGTGTAGGCGGCGTCGCGGCTCGATGCGTCGGCGTCCGCGAC